TGCTTGATAAAGATAATAAATATGTAGATAAACTTGAATCTCCAAGAGAATTAATAGATAAAGAATTTGGATTGGGCACCGATGCTGAAAAAATAGTTAAAGGAAGTGTTGAATCAAGAGCGACAGGTAAATCTAAAGTAAGATCCCTTGGGGATGCATCATCACCATCAAGTGTACATAAAAATAACGTGTTAGGTATGGTTAAACTTGGAAATGATGTATCGGATAAAGTAAATTTACAACCATATGGAAATACACCAGGTGAAGTAGAAGATTTTGTAAAATTTCAATTTTATGATAAAGTTAATAAAAAGTATATCGTGTTTAGGGCTACGGTGAATGGACTTACTGATTCAATCTCTCCAGAGTGGGCTTCGGAAAAATATATCGGTAGAGCCGATTCAGTCCATGTTTATAAGGGAGCAGAAAGATCACTTAGTTTCGGGTTTACAATAGCACCTAAATCAAAACAAGAAATGGTTACTCTTTGGGAAAAATTAAATTATTTAACAGGTTTAACATATCCATCATATAATAATAATAAAATGGTATCTCCTTGGATAGAGTTTACATTTGGTGATATGTATAACAAAGTTCCTGGTATTATTGAAAATTTATCTTATTCAGTCCCAGATAATGCACCATATGAAATAGATAATTTTCAATTACCTAAAGTGATTGAAGCAACTATGGGATTTAAATATATTGGAAACCATTTACAAACAATGCAAGGAAAACATTTTGATTTACCTTGGTTACAGTATTCAGATGGAGAAGAACTTACTACAGTAGATGATAGACCATCTGGTCAAGCATCACCGAAAAGACCAGCATTTGTAAATACAGCTTTAAATGATGCGAATATACTTACTTTACCAGAAGTTAAGTCATAAGTGAGAATGTAAATGCCAAGTTCAAGATACAAATATACAAAAAGAATAAAAAGGGGTAAAAAAACTGTACGTAAACCAACTTTATATCCTAAAATTCCTTTACGTGATGATGATATTTATATATATTCACGAGAAAGTGATAAATTAGAACATATATCGTATCGTTTTTATAATAGTCCCGAATACTGGTGGGTTATAGCAAAAGCAAATAATATTTCTAAAGGTTCTATATTTTTAGAACCTGGAAAACAACTTAGAATACCAAACCCAACTAGTATAACAGAAATTTTAAATTCTATGGAAGAATTAAACTCTTTATATTAGTATGTCATTTGCATTAAAACCAATAGATAAAAGAATACAACGAGTACTTGAAAGAAAATCAAAGATTTTCTCAAGAGAAACTTCTGCTCTTGAAACGGTATCAGTAGGTGGAATATCAGATGAATTAAAAAAAGTACAATCTAGAACCACTTGGATGAGATGGATTTCAGGAAATGAAAATCCTATAGTTATTCTTGGTGGAGTAGCTCATTATGATGGAGCTTATAATTTAGCTAAAGGATTTGATCAAGTATATGTCCCACCAAATATTGCAATTAAATACAATTCCCCTTCTCCTGATGGAGTTGAGAGTCGAGACTCAAGTAAATATTTTAAACCATTGGCAGGTGTAAAATCTATTTCTACTTCATTTGAAGGTGCAACAAAATCTTTAAGAAAAATTATTGTTAATTGGACGGTTTTTGATTTAGACGAATTAGAAATATTAACACCACATTTTTTATCTCCTGGTAAATGGACATTGTTAGAAATGGGATGGAATTATGCAGATAAAGTATTTGATAAAAAATTAATAGGTGATAAATTATTAGAGGATGATACTAAATTTGAAGATTTTAGTAGTGTGGAAGACATTATATGTGATAACGAAGGTGATTATGAAATATTAACTGGAGTTATTTCAAATTTTGAATATTCATTACGAGATGATGGTGGATTTGATTGTACTACAACTATGAGTACACACGGGATAAGTTTATTAGATGCGGGAAAAGATACTACTACTTATAATATTGAAAAATCTTTAAAACTTGCTAAATCAACAGATAAAAATGCAAAGGACGTAACAATTATGTTGAAAAATAATTTATCAACTACTGTAAATAGGTTAGATGATTATTTTAGATATAGTTGTATTAAAAAAGATGGTTCAGGTACTGTGCAAGGTAAATACCTCGGTAAATGGCCAACCACAGGCAATGGCCAAATTTCAAGGTTTTATGGAGATCCTGATAATTGGTTTATATATTCAACCAACGCCATACGGGCAGAAGAAGGAAAAACATTAGATGAATTGGCCAACGCCTTGGGAATGTCAGTAGAAGAATATAAGACTCATGTGGGAGAAGAAAATATAAAAGAATTTGAAAAAACTCAGGGTCAATCATGGGTTAGATGGGGTTGGTTTGAAGATAATATATTGAGTAAATTTATGGGTTATGCAACTTTGGATGTAGATGAAAACAATAAAATTCAGGGTATTGGAGATATTAAATTACAATTTAGAAGTATTGATGATGTATTGAATAGAACTGCAGCAGGAGTAGAGATTCCAGTTGAAAAAGGAAAAGAAAAAGAATCAGTAAGAATTTTATGTCATCCAAAAATGATTACAACGGATATTAATAAATTTATTTTAGTTGGTAGAACACATACTTTAAAAGATGCAGCAAATTCAGATTCGATTCGTGCTTCTCATATTGCTGGCTTTTTAGATGCAGCAACGAATATTGGAGAACGAAGTTTAAAACCATTTGTAGTACCAGGAAGTGGAGATGATACTGGGTTTCAAGAAGGTTATTTAAGAAACATATATTTTAATGTTAATTGGTTGAAAGAACAATTAAAAGGAACACAAACTCTACGAGAAGGCATAGATAATATATTAAATGGTTTAAATTTAGAATATCAACAATATTGGGACTTCGATATTACAGGAGATGAAAATGATTTAACTTTGGCCCGAATAGTAGATAGAAACAATCCAAGATATAATGTTGATAATTTTCGAATATCTAATATAAAGTTAAAAGATCCTGGCGATTCAACGTATTCGTGTTTTCAATTTCCAACTTGGACTAAAGATTCTATTGTATCCAATATGGATTATTCAGTTACAATACCTTCAAGTCAAGTTGCAGTTGCTGCTTTATCTGGAGGTGGTTTAGAGAGTGATACTCCAGCAGATAGAGGGAAGGGAGATATTAATGTTCAGCAATTTGTTAAAATTATGCACAAATCTTTTGAAGATCAAGAAGATAAATTTTTTAAAAATATAGTAAAAATATCAGACCATTTTGATAATTCAGAAATTGAAAAGTTTGGGAATACGAGTGCAGATGAAAATGAAAAATTAGAGGCAAACTGTACTTGGTACGGTAGTAAAGAGGGATAAAGAATTAACTAATCCTACTAACAATATACCAGTTAAAATGGCAGAAAAACAAGATATTCAAGTTACATCGATAGCATCAGCACATGAATTTTTTCAGTCACCAGATTTTGCCGATCCCGAAAAAGACAAAATAGCAAGTTATACGACTTTATATACAAATACTGGTAAATTAATGGAAGGTGGTTCAACGACTTACAAGGAACAAATGCTTAAAAGTTTACATACCAGTAGAACAAGTGCAAAAACAAGATTAGTAGATTTATTGAATGGAATTGCACAAATTAAACTTACAATTGATGGAACTGCAGGTATTTTTCCAGGAGATGCTTTTACTTCAAAACATTTACCAAATCATTTGGTTAGAAAAAGTAAAACTGGAACATTACCATTAATATTTCAAGCAACTAATGTAGAGCAAGCATTAGGGCCAGATGGATGGAAAACTACTATAACAGGACAACCAAGATTAAATTCTAAATATTTGTATGATGGTGTAGAAGATGAGAGTACAAGCCCACTTGATTTTACAATAGTAGGAAATACAAGTTTTGCTGATGGAAATCAAGCAAAGTTAGCACATTTGGCGAAAACTAAAAATATATTAGGAATTAATGCATATTATTTAAACAAATATCAGATGTATCGTGGTATAATGAGAGTACATGGTAGTGATCCATATTGGGGTGATGGTACAGACCCTAAACAATCAGGGTGGGGCGAAGTTAATCTAAAAGATCAATCTACTTGGTCACTAATGAAGGATAACGACTACAGTAAACAAGCAGAACCAAATTGCGTATTTGATTACAACAACAATACTAATTATACGGATGATAATAAGAAAGAGTCATATTATATGGCTATTTTTAATAATATGTCTGTACAAAAGGCAATGTGGTTTAGTATGTATAATGCAATATTGTATGGAATACCGCCAGAAAGAGCATATAATAAATCTAAGCATCCATATTCTTCTATGGATAAATCTTTTAATCTAACATCATATTTTATGTTTGTTAGTGATGACCTTGATCCTACAAAACCAACTAAAAGATATAAGGATTCTGGAGACAGGACTATCCCAACGTATCATCAAGATTTTATTAATAAAACAAATGAACATTTCAAAGTGGCAAAAAATATGGGCCTCAAACTAATAAATACGGGTGGACGTTCGAGTGGAGCTATACGAAGTGGTAAAATTACAAATCTTTATTCACCGTGTCAATGGATGAAAGCTGACAAGGATGGACACTTACAGACAACTGTTGGTTTGAATGCTAAACAAGCAGAGAGTTATCAACAATTATTTAGTTTTGCTAGAATAACTCCTGCAAAGACGAAATATGAAGTTCCAGGAGTGAATACAAGCGATATAACTTGTATAATGAAATTATCAGATACGGGAAAACAGATATATAAAGAATTTTTTACGATGTTATATAGAAATTGGGTTGGTGATGATTTTGAAAAGCAGGTTTCATTAACTAATCGAGAAACAAACGGAAAAGATGGTAAGAAAAAAACTGTAGATAGCCAAAAGACTATTGAGAAGTTTGGATCTATGTTTAGAAATGGAGATAACCCGAACACTACTAATATACATACTTTTAATTTTGATCAAGAAGTAGATAAATTTTTAACAATGATGTATGATCATGGAGTTATGATTGCACCTTATTGGACAATGACATATAGTCCCTATCAGGGTACGACAACCTTTGCGGATCAAAATGCATGGGATGTTATAAAAGAAACTTGTGATGATGGAACAGGAAGTGTAGGGGACAAAGCTCAGGATCCAAACAAAAAACTAAAATTCTCATTCCCAACCGATGACGAAGTAGGAGAACTTTGGTTAGAAGGTAAATAAAAAATTAAATTAACAGAAATTAATTTAATACTTATAGGTAATAAAAGGTTATAAAATGAAAAAACAAGTGCTTAATAAAGGATTTGTTGAGGTTATAGATTCGTTAGGTTCAGATTTAACGGTAGTGAACTCGGCACGCGTATCCTTCGGTAAAAGAAAAGAAACATATGATAAGTCAGATAGGGCATTAGTGCGATATTTGGCAAAACATAAACACTTTTCACCATTTCGACATATGGTGGTTCAATTCCATCTCAAAGCTCCAGAGTTTGTAATGAGACAATGGTATAAACACGTAGTTGGAATAGAAACCACATCATCATATCCCACCAAAGACCATGCTTGGAACGAGATTAGTGGTAGATACACTCCCGTGTCAGATTATTACATTCCTGAAATATGGAGAAAACAATCGGAAGACAATAAACAAGCATCAGAAGGGGAATTGGATAAATTACAACAAAAGAGAATGAGTCATTTATACGAAAGATATTTGTTTGAAGTTGAAAGAGTTTATGATACAATGGTAGATGCAGGTATGGCAAAAGAACAAGCCAGAGTGGTATTACCATTATCACAATACACCGAAGTTTATTGGACGGCATCTTTTCAGGCAATTATGAATTTTATAGAATTAAGAGATGAAACAACTGCTCAATGGGAAATTCAACAATATGCTAAATGTTTAAAAGAAATGATGTATGAAATTTATCCTGAAACAGTTAAAATATGGAGTGATGTGTATTGGAAATGAATGGTTGGATATTATACAAAAATAAGTTAAAAGAATCTTATGAAACTCAAAAACTCGTAGATGAATTTGGGAAACAAGGGATTAAAGTTCGAGTGGTGCATCCAGAGGATGTAGATATTTTTGTCGATAGAGACGATAGAAAATCTATATTAGTTGCTGGTAAAGCAAGAGCATTGCCTGATTTTGTAATACCAAGAACAGGTAGTGGAACGACTTACTTTATTAAAGCAATTATTCGACATTTAGAGAGATTGGGAGTGATACTTATTAATGGAAGTGATTCTATTGATAATGTTAAAGACAAGTTATACACACAACAAGTATTGGGTGAATCAAATCTACCAGTACCAAAAACATTATTGGTCAAACATCCAATTAATGTAGATTGGGTAGAGAAGAATATTGGATTTCCTGTGATTATAAAGACATTAAGTGGTTCATTTGGTGCAGGAGTGTTTTTGGCAGAGAAGAAACGACAGTTTGAACAATTAGTTAAAATGGCAGAAATAACTAAAAAGAGTTATAATATCATAGTTCAAGAATTTATAAAGGATTCGTGGGGAAAAGATATTAGAGTATTTGTTCTTAATAAAAAAGTTATTGGTTGTATGATGAGACAATCTACAGACGAGGACTTTAGAGCAAATATCACAAGAGGTGGTGAAGGTATTCCATATCAGATAACAGAGGAAATAGAATGGTTAGGTGGTGAATCAGCAAGACTATTAGGATTAGATATAGCAGGAGTTGATTTATTATTTAATAATGGAAGTTACAGTATATGTGAGGTTAACTCATCACCAGGTTTTGAAGGAATGGATAATTACACAAACACAAATATAGCAGAAGATATAGTAAACTTTGTAAAACACAAAGTTGGTTACACAAGTGAAAATAATTGAGAATGATGTAGAATTTAAAAAGTTTTTAGAACTTTATAAATCTACAATTCCTTCTATATTTTACTTTTTAACAGATACTATAAAACATCCACATCATAATGAGATATCATTCTTATATGTTAAGATGGATGATGACTATGTTTTGCCCTTTAATCATAATGATTGTAAAAATTTAGATAAAAAATATATTGAATTATTAAAAACTGATAACAAAAAATATGTTTGGGATGTAAAATCATTAAAACATATTATAGATTTTAATAATATGGTGGATATAAATACTTTATATTATTTGAAATATAATAAGGAAATTGATTTATACGATTTAGAAAACAGTACAAGACAGTTTTATAATAGTAAATTTTACAATACAGAAGATTTAAATACTGTAATTCCTTTAATGAAACAAATTGAATTTTTAGAAAAACTTTCAAGAAGTTTAAATTTAGATTATAGTTTAGAGAATGAAGAATATAATGAAATTTCAGAAGCACTATTTAATATAGAGGATGTTGGATTATATAATAATAATGATTTAGTATATACACAATACAATCCATTTACATCAACGGGTAGACCATCAAATCGTTTTGGTGGAGTAAATTATGCGGCATTAAATAAAGAAGATGAAACTCGAAAAACTTATACAAGTAGATATGGTAATAATGGGAAGTTAATTGAGTTTGATTATGATGCATATCACTTAAGATTGATAGGAGAAGTGGTAGATTATAAATTTCCAGAAAGTTCAGTACATGAACATATGTCTAAATTTTATGGATGTGATTATAAAGAATCTAAAAGAAGGTCATTCCAGTACTTATATGGACATATTCCAATAGAAGTAGTACAAATTAACCCATTTTTCGGTAAAGTACAAGATTTTATAAATGAGTTGTGGAAGTCGTATAAAAAAGATAAATATATAGATACTAATATTTATAGTAGAAGAATATTTAGTCAGAATGTGTCTGATATGAATAAGAATAAACTATTTAATTATTTCATACAGAGTTTAGAAACGGAATCTAATATGAAAATGTTGAGTAGTTTATTTAATATTATTAAAGATTATAAAAGTAAATTGGTATTGTATAATTACGATTCATTTTTATTTGATTTTAATGTTGAGGATGGTATAAATTATTTGAAGTTATTAAAAAAAGAAATTGAACAAAATGGTAAATTTCCAACAAGTATAAGTTGGGGATTAAACTACCATGAAATGGAAGATATCACGGAGAAATTTGTTGATTAAACTTAAAGATATATTAACAGAAAAACAAGTTGGGCCAACTTGGATAGATAATAAGTGGTATCCTGCTCATACAAGAGAGGCTATGTATTGGATACGAAGAGGTGACCACATTCCTCTTACACCTAAGACCATTGAGAAAGCACTTGGTAAAAAGATACCTATAAAATCATTTCATATAACAGGACCTGATGGTTTATCAAAAATCAAGGGTGTACTTAACAGAAAAAAATCCATCTCAACATTTACAGCAACTCACGAATCTGAAGCATTAGCTAAAGGTCGTGGAATTCAAACTGGTATGGGTGGTATTATATTTTATATAGAGGGAAATCTGTTAGCACAAAGAGGTATGGACTTTGATACCGTACCCGATAAAAAAGGTCGTAGATGGGTTAGTAGTCATTATATATTTGATGGAGATAAAATGATATGGACAAATGCTGTTAAGAGAGCAAAACTTGATTGGAATAAATTAGAAAAGGAAATGACTAAAATTGAGAGAATATATCACGATAGATGGATGAATTTAGATTACGATGACCCTGAATTTTTGGAATATGAAGATTATAAGGCGGCAGTAAAAAAAGATATTGGGCCTTTGGTTGCTAAAATGATAAAAGATTATATTGATGTAGCAAATAAAACATTGATTAAACATAAAAAATTATTTAAAAAGAGTTTGATTGATTCCGATGTTAACAAAAAAACTGCTTGGTGGAATGAAATTCTTGTGTATAATACGAAGATAATTGATTTCTTCGTGATGGAAAGACTTATGAGAACAGACAATGGTTGGAGAATACAGAGTGATATAGAAAAATTAGCATCAGTAGCAAGTGCTAGTAATCCAATAACTATTGGAACACCAGCTCAGTTTAGAAAATGGTTCAAAGAACGAAACGGTAAAATTCACAAGGGTTAGTAAATGATTAAATTAAAACCGTATAAATATATTAGGTCTTATACAGAAGAAGAATTGGTTGCTGAAACTCAAGAATATTTTGATAATAAATATACGAGAAGGGTGATGCCAAAACTTGGTAAAGATAAAGATGATTTATTGAGTTTATTTCAATTACCGAATAGAATAGAATTTCTATCACACAAAGAATTAATGAGTTTACAAAATTCAGATGTACCAGAATTATTATCAATAGAAGATATACGAGAAAGAATTATGAGAATGAAAGACTTGGGAGATGAATATAAGAAACCTTGGCAAAGTGTATTAAAAGGAATGACTTCACTTCCACCAAATAAGTTTCCTACTCCGTTTGTTGTGAAGGATTCTAAAGAAAATTTATATTTATTTGCTGGGAATACCCGACTAATGGTTGCAATCTCATTAGGTTATAACCTACCTGTTAAAGTATTACCATACAAATTTGAATTTGAAACCGAAGGACTATCTACATTAGGAAGTCAAAATGTAGCAGCAGGTTCTTTATATAGGTGGTAAATATGATTAAATTAAAAGATTTATTATATGAAAGAGACGAAAATGACTCCAATGATATTGGGGGAGTTTTGTATTATTGTTTTGATACAGTATTATTATGTTTGAGTTCAAATTCGGGTAAATGGCATATTCCTAAAGGACACATACAAAAGGGGGAAGAACCATTACTTGGTGCAATTAGAGAATTTACAGAAGAAACACAAATAGCATTAAATGGTGTTCCAGAATTAGCAAACACTTATAAGAAAGATAATGGTGGAAAATTTTATTTATATATAGTTAAAGGAAATCAAAAAGTTATTCCACGAATAAACCACGAACATTCAGATTGGGGATATTTTGATATTGATAATTTACCAACTCCGATAAATAAATGGGTTAAAGAAACTATTGAGAAACAAAAATGATTACAGATTTAAATAAAATATTTGAACTTTGGAAAGATAGAGTTGGTTCTAAAAGAACTCCTAATCCTAAGAGTGCCGAACATCAATACCAATTAAGAGAAATTTTGAAAGATTTTAATTGGGATGAAGAAGTTATAAATGAACTAATATATAATTTGACTGAAAAGCGGGAGCCAGGTGAAACTTGGCAAACTCAAAGTGGATGGGCAGGATTAAAACCAGGCGAAGATAGTGCAAGATATGGGATGAGTAGTAAAGAAGTTGCTGATGCATATGTTAGTGGTAAAGGTGATGAAAAGGAAGAAGAATCTGAAGTAAATTTCGATGATGAAAATGAATTAAATGATGAAAAACATAGAGAAAAGGTTCGTAAGCAATACGAGAAACAAAGGGAAAAAAGAAAAAAGGAATATGAGGCTTTAATAGCAAAGTATCCAGAACATAAGGAAAGGCTTACAGAACTTTATGAGAAGGTAGATAAATTTTATAGTGATATAGATGAGTATTTGTCTGAGACTGATCAGACAAAAAGACAAGAACTTGGTAAAAAACTTTTTGAAAACCATAATGTTGCAACTAATAAAGTTGTTGAAGGCAGTAAACCAGGAGATGACAACTTAAAAATATATCATAACGATATATACGAAAATAAAGAATTAAGGGAAGAATTACCACCAGAAGTATATGCAGAAATACAAAAGAGATGGGGTAAAGTTGTTCCATCAAGTGCTGCTGGACATTCATTGGCTATGGGATTAGAAAAGGATGGTGTAAAGGTAAAAGATCCATCTAATACGGCAGTTCAAAATTTACAAGAACACGATAAAAAAGTTAAAGAAGTAGAAGATAAGTATGGCCCAAAGAGTCCAGAAGCAAGAGAAGCAAGAAAAATAAGAAAAAAACTTGAAGGTAAAGTGAGAACTGCACTTGTTGGAAATACGAGAAGAACTTCAAAACCTGAGATGGGGAAACCAAGGCCAGAAATTCTTAAAAATGGTGAACCAGATCCTGTGGTACAAAATGTTATGTCCGCACCACCGTTAGATGGAATAACAAGAAATCCAGATGGTAGTCCTAATTCAATGTCGGGTTTATTTGGGCCCATTGACCCTGACCCAGATGGAGCAGTGGTTTCAGCAAATTCAGATGAGGGCAAACGAAAACATTTTGAATATAGTGTAACACAGAATACTTCACTTGATAATACAATAGAAGAATTAGAGAGACAACAAGAGTTAGGTGTTGTAGGACCAGAAATAGTAGATACTGTAAAAAATCATAAAAAAAGAATGGAAGATATTCTACGCCGAGTTAAGAGTGGAGAGTTAGAATATCCTTCAGAAGAAGCCTCAAGGTTGGTATCAAAATCATACCAACAAATGTTTGATGAACTTGCCAGTTATGAAACTGAGGAAGGAAGTGCAATAGTAGATGGTCATGGAAATAAGACAGAAAATAAACAACCTGGAAATTCTATGATAGCAAATATGGCAGAACAGGCATTATTTGATACTGAGTTAGCTGCTGGAGACGAAGTTTATTTACCATCATCTGGAACATTTCCTGGGGGAGATAAAGTTAAAGTCACGAGAGAAGGTAATGTAGTGGAAAGAGTAGAGTCTATAAGTGTAAAAGTAGGAGATACTGGAAAATTTTATGGATTCCCTGGAGAAGTTAAACAATATCAGAAATATCATAATGATGAAGGAAGAATAGAGGGAGAACCATCATATAGAGATAGACACAGAAATAATAGTGGTGAACCTGGATTTGCTACGGGTATAGATGATAGATTATTATCTGAACCTAAATATTTTAATAAAATGTTAGAAGAGAGTGGGTTGTCTGATGCTATAAGAGATCCAGAAAAATTACGAGAAACATTGGATACAATGAGTAAATGTATTGCAGGTAAAACTGCAAGTGAGGGTAAAACTACACCTAAGAATAAAAAAGAAGTTCAAAAGTGTGTAGCTGCAGCCAATGAACAATTATCAGAATTACTTGACCCAGAAAAACTTGAAGAATTAGTCGGGCCAAACAATGCAAAACTTATTTTGGGGGGTGGCGAAGATTCAGCATTAGCTTTTACTAATATGGTGAGTTTTTCAGCCATAATACAAACTTCTAACGGACTTGAGGGATTATCACACAACCATATGGATATGGAAACTCACGAACAACATACTGAAGAAGGTAGTTCAAGTTTAAGAGATTATAATTTTAATTTTAGACACGGTGAATCATCAAGGAATGGTGGGTTAATAGCTGGGATGTATAAAGAACAAGTTCCAGATGAAGTGGAAGTAAAGGTTAGTTAATATGATTAAATTAAGAGAATTATTATGAGAACACAATTACTATGCACATTTACTAATATAAACGATTTAAATGAAATAATTGATATTATTATTTCGTGTAATACTATAATGTATGATAAAATATATGTATTTCAGAATGAAGAGGATAAAAATCAATTAGTATGTACATATAATGTAGAATACGATGATAATTTTATGGAAGGTATTCCAGATACAATTTCTTTACATAGAAAGAAACAAACCAATACACTTTATACAATCAATGCATTGAATGATATAATTAGAGAATTAAATGATGGAGTTTTAGATAAAACTTATATTGTACCTTGGGAGAATTATAGAAATTCAATTTTATTAAATAATGAAAAAGGTTTAGTGAGAATAAAAACAAAAATTTATAAGATAGTGAATATTACAGAATGGGGAACAACAGAATAGGTTATAGGAATTTTGACGGATTTATTTTATCCTGATTACATACAACATCAGAACTTAGTTAAAGAACACGAAGATTTGGGAAAAATCTATTCTCAACCGATGGCTATTTGGGTGGGTAGAGATAGATACCATAAATTGAAACGTGTGCCTTCAAGAATTAAACGGTTGTTAAAAAGAGCAAAAAATAAAACAGTTGTATTTGTAATCTATTCTATTCCGAATAGAGATATTAGTGGAAGACATTCTATGGGTGGAGAAAAAGATGAAAAATCTTATTTAAAATTTATAAAAGAAGTTATTGAAGGAATTGGAAATAAATCACCAATAATAATATATGAACCAGATGCATTATGTGATGGTATTAAATTAACTAAAAAGAAATCACAACAACGAATAAAGTTGATGCAAACTTCACTTACATTATTAAGTAAAACAAATGCTAAAATTTATATAGATAGTGGGCATCCAAACTGGTTGAAAGTAAGTGAAGTATGTTCGTTACTAAAAAGGTTTAAAAAAATACCGTATGAAGGATTTACATTGAATTGTTGTAACTTTGTAGATACAGATTCGTGTGTAGAATATGGTTCAGAGATAAGTAATTACATTGGTAAGAATTTTGTTATAGATACTTCAAGAAATGGGTTAGGATATACAGGAAATATATACAATCCTACAAATATAGCAATAGGAGAGTATCCTACATTGAATACAGAGATTAAAAATTGTGATGGTTTCTTATGGTTGAAACCATTAGGAGAGTCGGATGCAAAGGTTGATGGTACGCCAAAGGCTGGCCGATTCAATTTAGAGTATGCCTTAAAAATTATCGAGAATAGTAAAAAAATAAATGTATTTTAATAATATACATGATATTTATATGTGAATATGGTTACTTCGTTATTACGAATTACCATTGACAAATATAAAATAATAAATAAAACATACATATAGGAGATTAACAAATGGACTTAGAGAAAGTCAAGCGACGTTTAAATCAGTTACAAACATCAACACAAAGAACTTCAAATCTTTGGAAACCACAACCAGGAACACAACAAATTAGATTAGTACCTTATAAATTCAATAAGGATAATCCGTTCATTGAATTGTTTTTCCATTATGATTTAGGAGGAAAATCCCATTTATCCCCAATTAGTTTTGGTCGACCAGACCCTATTGAGGAGTTCGCACAGAAATTAAAGGCATCAGGTAATCGTGATGATTATCGTCTTGGTAAAAAACTCGAAGCCAAAATGAGAACTTTTGCACCAGTGATTGTTCGTGGTGAAGAATCACAAGGTACAAAGTTTTGGGGCTTCGGTAAGACAGTTTATCAAGAAATACTTTCTGTTATCTCAGACCCAGATTACGGTGATATTACAGACCCAGTAAGTGGTCGTGATATTACAGTTGAATTCAAGACTGCAGAAGAAACAGGAGCTTCATTTCCATCTACCGCAATCCGCGTTAAACCAATACAGACACCAATAAGTGAAGATAAGAATATTCTTGAAAAGGTAGCAGATACCCAAAAGGATATTACTGAGATTTATCAGGAAAAAACTTATGATGAACTTACGGAGATCCTAAATAATTGGTTAGAAGGACGAGAAGATGATCCAGTAGAAAACACTACAAAGTCAGTAACTACAGCACAGTCTGTAGAATCGGCTAAAAGTGTTGAGAATGTTTCAGAGGCCTTTAACGAACTTTTTGATAAGTAAAACTAATTGGAGAAAATATGTCAGTTAGAGACGAATTGGCAAATGTATTAGCCGATAGTTTAAACAAACAATTCAAGGATATGAAAGTAGCATATTTCTTGGACGGGTCTGATACAACACCCACAGATATTAAAGAATTTATTTCGACAGGTTCGACTATGTTGGACTTAGCAATTGCTAATAAACCAGATGGTGGTATTGCGGTAGGCCGTATTACTGAAATTAATGGTTTAGAATCAAGTGGTAAATCTTTAATCGGAGCACACATACTTGCAGAAACCCAAAAGAAAGGCGGAGTCGCTGTTTATATAGATACAGAGAATGCCGTTAGTGAGGAGTTTTTGAAAGTATTAGGAATAGATACATCACAGTTACTTTACTTACAATTACAAACTGTAGAAGAAATTTTCCAGGCAATCGAGGAGATTGTTCTTAAGGTGAGAGAGGCTGAAAAGGATAGATTGGTTACAATATTAGTTGATAGTTTGGCTGCTGCTTCCACACAAGTAGAGATAGACGCAGATTTCGAAAAAGACGGTTGGGCAACTTCCAAAGCGATTATTATATCAAAAGCTATGAGAAAGATTACCCAGTTGATTGGTCGTCAAAGAATAGCACTTGTCTTTACAAATCAACTAAGACAGAAACTTGGAGTAATGTTCGGAGATCCTTGGACAACTTCAGGTGGAAAAGCTCTTCCTTTTCACGCTTCTACTCGTATTCGATTAAAGAATAAAGGTAGAATAACAGATACCAAGAAAAATGTATTGGGAATGACAATACAGGCACAAGTTGTTAAAAATAGACTTGGGCCACCATTAAGACACGCCGAATTCCCACTATATTTTGAAAGTGGAATTGATGATATCGGTTCTTGGTTAGAAGTAATGAAAAAGCATAAGTTGGTAAAGTCTGCAGGAGCTTGGTATACATATACCGATGTTGCAGGTGAAGAATATAAATTTCAATCTAAAGATTTTCTTAAAATATTAGAAGAAAATTCTTTGAAGGATGAAGTTTATGATAGAATTTGTGAAAAAGTAATTCTTAAGTATGATATAAAAGATATGGACGAATCTGAACTCGTGAAAGAAGAAGAGGGAGATGAATAATCGATATTTTAGTATACTTGAGGAAATTAAGAAAAAAGGCGGTAAATTAGATGATGGTCACTTCAATGATAAAGTACTAATCATAGATGGCCTAAATACTTTTATACGAGTATTTAGTGTTATGCCAACTCTCAATGATGACGGTGTTCACATTGGGGGAATAGTTGGCTTTCTGAAAAGTATAGGTTACGCAATTCATCTATTTAATCCCACCCGTGCCATTATAGTATTTGATGGTAAGGGTGGGAGCACCCGCCGCCGTAAGTTATTTCCAGAGTATAAGGCAGGTCGTAAAGTTAAGAAAAAACTTGTTCGAGCGTATGATTTTAATACACAAGAAGAAGAACGACAAAATATGCTTATGCAACTCACACGGATTGTCGAGTACTTGGATTTATTACCAGTTTCAACACTTTCAATTGATAATATTGAGGCAGATGATACTATTGGGTATTTATCTAAACAAGTATTTGATGAAAGTAAGATTACTATCATGTCTACCGACAAGGATTTCTTACAACTTGTAAATCATAGAATTAAAGTATATTCACCCACGAAAAAGAAAACTTACGATAGAGAATCCTTGATGGAAGAATATGGAATACCATCAAAGAATTTCTTAACATACAGAATATTAGAAGGAGATAAATCTGATAATATACCTGGAGTTAAAGGAGCAGGATTAACTACGATTAAAAAAAGATTTCCAGATATAATAGATAAAGACAATTATGTTACTTTGAAAGAAATTGTTGAATATTCTGAAAAACATAAAGACGAATTAAAATTATATGAGAGTGTTGTTGTTTGTAAGGAACAATTAGAACTTAATGATAAATTAATGCAGTTAAAAAATGTAGATATTTCTGGAAATGCTAGAATGAAAATATTATCAGGTATAGAGAAACCAATTACCGAATTAGTAAAATATAAATTTGAAACCATGTTTATGGAAGATAGATTATTTACATCTTTACCAAATTTACAAGGTTGGTTGGCACAAAATTTTACACAATTAAATAGATACGCTAGGATGAGTCATGGGAAGAAAGCGTAAATACTTTACTTCAGAGGAACAACACGATGCTCAGAAACGCTGGCAAATGGAACACTATGAGCGCAATAAGGAAAAATTACGAAAATTGGCCAGAGAACGGTATAAAAAGAAAAGACAATTAGAAATTGAAGAAGATTTAAGAAACGGATTATATGGCGAAGAAAAAATATAATCATGAGTGTAGATTATAATGTATTAGAAAAGTTTGTGGATATAGATGATTTAGAATTAAATTATCATAGAGTTACACACAATATAAATTCTATTGATATTGAAGACGGTATTAAATGGATATTTAAATACTATAGAGAAAAGGGATTTCCACACTATACAGTACGAGAAGAAGAAAAGAACTCTCATATAAATTCATTAAGAAAATTTGATACGGATAGTATTTTCATAGATAATCAGATTCAACAAACAATGCATGGATTAAGATTGGCATGGAACTATTTTCCTCATTGGGTAGATGTTAAATGTGGTAATTCTAAAATGCCACCCATTGGATATTTTAATGATGATGATTTACTTAAAACAATAATTAGAAAAACTTGGAAGTATGAAGAAAAACACGGTAATAACAAATTTACAGAGAATAGATTTAGACAATCATTAAAATTATATCAAGGTTCACAGGCAGTGAGTAATTTTAGACCAAGTGCGGCTAAAGTTATTTATGAGAAGTTTGGTGGAGATGGAGTGATACGAGATATGAGTTGTGGTTGGGGTGGAAGATTGATTGGGTTTTTAGCTTCAAAAAATACTAAACATTATATAGGTACAGAACCTTCAACTAAAACATATGAAGGTTTGTTAAAAATGAAAAAAGATTTTTCATATTTGGGAAAACAAATAGATATATATAAACAAGGAAGTGAAGATTTTATTCCAGAAAAAGAATCAATCGATTTATGTTTTACTTCACCACCTTATTTCGATACCGAAAAATATTCGGATGAATCAACACAAAGTTTTAAAAAGTTTCCTACTCAAGATGAGTGGGTTAATGGTTTTTTAAAAAATACCATAAAAAATTGTTATTATGGATTGAAAGAGAATGGTTATATGTTAATTAACATTGCAAACACACCAAAATATAAATTCATAGAGAAAGAAACAGTAAATATATCAAACGAGATTGGGTTTACAAAAGAACCTACTGTAGATTTGATATTATCAAGTGTTGCAGGTAAAGGGATAAAGACCGAACCAGTATTTGTTTTTAGAAAGGGTATTAATGGATAAAGATTATACAGAAAAACAATTAGAACACATATATGGTAAATGGTTATACGAATATGGTGGTGCACAAGATGTAAAAACTTTTAGAGAGTATGTAAATGAATACAAAGGAG